AGTTCTGTTAAGAACTCTTCTACTTCATACACATCTTCGTGGAGTTTATTTATTTTCATATTTTCCTAATTAAACTTACTATTATTTATATGACTTAATTCTAAATGATTTATATTCAAATGTTTTGGAAGAGATCCAACCCACCTAATGGACTCTGCAAGATCTTCTGCAGTTAGGGCATTTTCTTTCTTTTCAGTTTGAGTATCTATAGTACCTGGACAAATTTCTGTTACTTTGACCCCATACTCTGGAAACTCCATTCTCATAGTATCTATCAATGCCATCTCTCCTCTTTTTGCATTACTATAGTTTCCTCCACCTCTAAATGGAATTTTGCCACATAGAGATGTTATAAAAATAATTGTAGCAGAGTCAGACTTCTTCATGGAAGGCACAAACAATTGAGAAAGATACATGGGGCCAGTGACGTTTATATCATATGCTCTTCTAAAGTTGTCCATTGTCTCATTTATAATGTATGTTGGACCAGCACCACCACCAGCGTTATTTACTAGCAGGTCTAAAGTTATATCACTATACTTATCATAGAATTGTTTAATTTCACTAGCATTGGTTATATCCATTTGATAGACTTCAACACTATCGCTAATCAGGTTTGATACTTTAGACAGGTCTCTTGAAACAGCAATAACCCTATATCCATTTTCAGATAAAAGTTTGACTGTTGCATAGCCAACCCCTTTACTGGCTCCTGTGACTATTGCTGTTTTCATTTACATACCCTGAGATTTGTTAAGATCCATTCCATTATGAATCCAATGTCCAGGTACCATATATTTAAAACCAGACTTTACAATATGTGCTGTATGAAAGTATGGAGGAAATGCTGGAAATATAATAACGCTATTTGCTTTTGGCTTTAGTCCAAAATCAATTGCTCCATTTGCAACAGATACATCATAATCTAAATCTACTGCTGGTGCAACTCCCTTAGAAAATCCATCTGCGCTTGTCCAACCACCATCATAATCTTTTAATTGAAAAGATATTTCTCCGCCTTCGCAATCATCATTTAAATACATTACAAGAGAATACCTTAAAGTTTTATCTCCATCTAATTGATCAAAGTGTGCGCCCATGCCCATTCCAGTATTGTATTTTTTTATATTAAAAGTTGGAAAAAGTCTTGGCTCATCAAAGTCTCCAAGTGATGTGGCATAATCTTTACAAACATTATAAAGAGTAGTTGTTATTGCATCGTAAATATATTTGCTTTTTTCTCCAACTTCTCCACTTACTCTGCCTATTGAATTAATATCAAATGTTTTTGTCTCACCATAAATAAAAGTTTTATCGTTAGAAGATGTCCAAGGATTCCAAATGTTTACACCAAACTCATTACTTGACTCAAGAGAATCTAATTCTTTTAAGGTGCTTTGAAACTTATCAAAGTTATCTATTGCATCTGTGTAATAGTAAACCTTTGGATCTAATATTTCTTTATTCATTTTATTCCCCCTAGTACTTATTCTTTTTGTAGTGATCTTTTTCTTTAATAAAGCCAACAAGAACATATCTAATCTGTCCTTCTCCTACATGTTTAACTCCATGTTCGTATTCTTCATTGCCTGGAAAAAATACTAGCGTTCCTGCTTTAGGTTTTAATTCTATACCTAACTTTGGAAAAAACAGTTCACCATCTACATAATCATCATTTAGATAAATAATTGTAGCATATCTAATAGATGGGTCTGTGTGTTGGTCCGTATGTGATTTTAACTCTACCCCATGTTGCATTCTTTGAATTGTTGCCAGTCCACTTAAATGAAGTTCTGGATCTGAACTTACTACCATTGAGTTTAAACCTTTATAGAGTGGTTTAATGACAGGTTGTTTACTTATATTAAAATTTTTATCTTTCCAGTTTTGAGTAATTTCAAATTTTCCTTCTGCAACTAAATTATCTACGTCGCTTCTTCCAAACTTTTCTATACAAAATTTTGCTAAATTAGCATGATATTCTACTTCCCAATCTTCTTGTGAAGTATTATTTATAATACTAGCAAAATCTTCTAACTGCTCTTTTGATAAAAAGTTTTCAACAGATATTAATTGGGGAGTAATTTCTTCAATAGAATAACCTTTATCAAACAACTGCTTCTTAAAAGATTCAATCATTTTTACCATCTTCTATCTTATACTTTTTTCCATCTGCATCTAATTTCCAGCCTTGCTTAAGCAGGTCTTGCCACTCTGCTCTTTCAATTTCTTGTTGCGCTCTTGTCTCTTTCATTTCTGCTGCCCAAGCATCTCTTAATTCTTGTGGATAATCAGACTCTTCTCTGTCATCCCAGAAAGATCCTATGGTGTATCTTACTCCACTTTCAATCAATGATACTTCATGCATATTATTAAATCCCCCGTCAAAAACAGCAAGCATTCCAACTTGTGGCTTAATCTCTATGTTTTGATCTGGAAACTTTAATAGACCACCTTCAAAGTCATCATTTAAGTAAAGAAATCCAGCGTATCGACTTCTTGTAAATGCTCCAGACTTTCCTTCAGCATCTGTATTATCTGAGTGCACTCTTGCATACGCTCCTGGTTCCCACTTTTGTGTATGGTATCCAATCTTAGAAATTGTTTTTGGGTCAAGATCGTGTACTGAAGCAATTGCTTCTGGCATTATTTTTTCAATATCTGAAAAAATAGTAGGAGATAATCCAGCATCGATTAATTCTTGATCATTATCTTGTGGCAATATGGAAGAGTATGACTCATAGAATGAAATAGGCATCCAGGTAATTCCACCATTATTTGCTTGAGCATCTAAAGCCTGTATCATTTTTACACAATTTTCTTTGCTTATAAAGTTTTCATAAACTACTATATCTTTTGTTAATCTTTTTTTATTATTTAGATTCATGACAGTCTTACTCCATTTTCTATTTCAGATCTTTGTGGGTACTTTTTTCTAAATTCTTTTTCTAGTTCTGGTTGCATTTCAAGCCAAGTTTCTTTGCCAAATTCTTTTTCTTTTTTATACCACTCATCTGTTCCACTTTGGTATTTTTGCCAATACATTCTTGATAAAAATTTATTTTTATTATATGAGGGCATTACTCCGTGAAGGTAAGGCTTTCCTTCTTCTGTAAGATATTCTGGATGCCCTGATGGAAAAACTAAAAGGTCTCCTGCTTCTGGCTTGTACTTTACAAGTTTATCTCCCATAACAAAGTCAACCTCTCCACCCTCATAGTCATCATTAAAGTAAATTGTACAGGTTATTATAAATTTGTATCCTGGGGCTTGTCCTTGTTCTGGCATATAATCTGAGTGATATCTCATACCATGTTTTTCAGTTTCATTACTTACATGGTATTTTCCAATTGTTCCACCAGTCCATCTCCAAGTAGGAACCGTCTCACCTAATTCATTAATAGATGTTGCATTTAAGTCTACATCAATGCCGTAGGTTTTAATATAGTCTTCTGTAACTAAATGAAAGTTTTCCATCATTTCAATAGCAAAGTTTTTTTGATCTTCTTGAACTTGTGTGGTTGTTTCTATATTTTTTAAATTTCCAAACTTTTCTGACATAGAAAAAATAGGAACTATTGGATTTAGGTAGTCTCCAAAAATAGACCATTGTGTCCAAGGACTAAAAACCCTATCTTCTGTCTCAATTAAAGAATCTGTTAAAACTTTGTATGACTTTGAAATATCTTTAAACATATTCTTATATACAATAATATTAGGATATATTTCTACTGCTTCAAGATTTTTATTAGTCATTTTATGGCTTCCTGTCTCCAGTGTGCTTTGTAATTTCCCAAAAGAAAGGGCATGTAAACCTTAATCCACTTTTTATTTCTGTTACTCCGTGAATATAGTTTTTGTCTCCTGGGAAAAAATAAGCAGCACCCTTTTTAGGTTTAAACTGTACTCCCTGTAGAGGAAAATATAGTTCTCCACCCTCATAGTCTTCATTTAAATAAAATAAACTTGATAGGTCATAGTTTGGAAAGTCGTTTGGTAATCCAGCATCTGGTCCATCATGCAGTTCTTTGTCTGCGTGAGGTCTTTGAAATTGTCCTGGAAGCCATTTGACAATAGTTGTTCCAGTTGGGGTGACCTCTACTTTATAAAATTCTTCAATTATTGGCTTTAGTCTTTTAAATAATCCAGCGATTATTGGAGATATAGAGGGATCATTTTTATCTAATGTTGGTTGAGTAGCAACTCTGTCTTTCCAATAATCTGAATCATAAACAACTGTTCCATTTTCGTTTACATGGCTTTGTGTTACGTCCCAAATAGTTAAAGATTTTGCAGCCTTTTCTAAAAAGTCCATCTCTTCTTGAGTCATAAAGTTTTCTAACTCAACGATCATGTCTTTGCTATCTCCAAACCATCCAGAAGGAGTCATTGAAGGTTTTCTAACCACTACATTGTCTAAGTTGTTCATGTTTAAATTATACCACCCAATCTATTTTTAGTATTATCTTCTACTTTAAGTTTTAAAACTTTTACTTCATGGCTACCCAAAGACTCTTGTTTTTCATTTACTGCATCTCTATACCAATCTGTCCACTGACCAGAAGAATTAACAACTTGGGCTGCTTCTCCATAAGCAATATTTGACTCAATTCTTGATCTATCTGGATCTTTATAATCAACAATTTCTATTGTACTATTATTTAAGTTAGTCAAAGATATTGGAATTATTGTTGCTATTGGTGTTCCAGCCTTTATTGTTATTTTTTCATTTGCTTTTCTTGCCTTAATTGCTAGTGGAAGTGGATTGTCGTAGAATGATGTGCTGATTAGGTTAGACATTGTTTCAAAATCATCACTAAAATAGTTTACAGGGTTTATGGTAAAAAGACTAACTTCTTCTTCAGTTCTAAAAATTAAACCAGTATGAAAACTAATAGATGATTGACCTCTTCCTTCGTAAGATCCTTCAGGTGCTTTTATTATATCAATGTGGTCTGGGCTTTGATCATTAATACCGTCCCAGATAAACTCTATATCATTAATACAAGAAAGGCTCCAACCAATAACGTTTGATTGTGTTACTGGAAAACATCTATATGCATGTCCTTCTGATGTTTCTTCCATCCAATCTCTTTTTATTGACATTGGTTGAACAACAAAAGAACATCCTTGTGTTTTTTCAACTGAAATTTTAAACATTAGTCGGCCTCTGCATTATACATTTCTTGAGTGTGGAACTTTTTACTATAATCTAACATAGTAACAATAGAGTACTTGGTTCCAGAAGTCACTGGCATTGCTTGATGAGGATACATAAAGTTTGATGGAAAAATAAAAAGATCTCCAGCATCTGCTTTAACTTTTAGATTTTGTAATCTAAAGAAAAGTTCTCCTCCTTCGTAGTCATCATTCGGATATGCAACCAAAGAAAGAGTACAGTTATATGAAAATCCGTGATCATGATGTTCCATAAAGTGTTGTCCTGGGCCGTACTTAATAAAGTTAAACGCCTCCCAGTACTTTAAATTATTAATATTATACATTCTTGAGTAGTCTTCAACCGCAGGCAGTTTAACATCATATAAGTCCTGCCACAAAGACTGAAGGTTTAGACTAATCTTGCTTTTATCATTTTCTATATCTGTTTTTTTAAACTTAAAATCATTGCAGTCACGGTATTCTGGCATTAATTGCTGATAACCAACATACGCTGGTTGCCATGCATATCCAGATGTATCTCCTACTGGTTTGAGGTTGGATTCAATCCTACCTATAACATCAATCTCTTTTTTAATTACTCCCTTGTAGCAAAAGATTCCATTGCCAAGGTCTTGTTTTTCTGTCCATGTTTGCATAGTTTATCCCTATCTATATTCTCTTCTTGACCAAATTTTATTTTTATATACCCCGCCGTCAGGCTGACGGTAAAACTTTACGTTATTATTAACTTTATCATAAATTTTAGACTGATCCAGGATGTCTATTTGATGTTCCCAGTTTTCTCTTTTAAATGGAAGTGCTTGCATATATGGTGTTCCTGCTGGAATAGTTCCTTCCCATCCATCTACAATAAAAAATGGAAAACTTCCAAGTAGATGGACTTTATCAGAATCAACGACACCAGTAGTATTTAAAAAAGGAAGATCAAACCTATTCATTGGGGTCATAAGCAATGTGCTATAGCCTTCTGGTAACTCTAAACCCCAAATTGAATTCCAGGCAAAATGGTTTTGATAATATCCTTTGGGATGTTCAAACTGTGGCATTGGAGGCCTTTGAGTACAAAAATCTTTATATTTTTCATCTTCAATTTTAACATTAATAACTCCCTGACTGTTTTTAAAAAATATTAAATCGCATGGGGTTTTAAATATATATCCTGTTGTAAATGCATCCAGGATTGCTGGACATGCTTTCCATGTAGGAATTTTACCAAAATCATCTGTTGTTCCTTCTTTTGGAAATGGACAAACTTCTTTTGTTGCTTTCCAATATTCTCCATTTGGCATTTTTGCAAATCTATCTGCATCTTTATACCACTCAGGAATTACATTCTGTGTTGGTTCTGGAATAGATAAACTTTTTTTATTTAGCCATGGTCTGTATGATTTAAAAATAACAAGATTAGATTTTATGCTCATTTCTTATGACCTATCTCATTAATATCTGTCATAACAACTACACAGTACTTTGTTCCTGACTCCATTGGTAGTGAGGCATGTTCATAAATATAGTTTGATGGAAATACCGCTATATCTCCTACTCTTGGTTTAATAATAAGATTGTCTAATCGTGGGAATTTTAAATCCCCGCCTTTATAATCATCGTTGATATATATTACAGCAGACACTGTACAGTTGTAGGCTGGTCCATGGTCTGCATGAATATTAAAGTGTGTGCCTTCTCCTTCATACTTAACAAAGTTAAAGGCCTCATAATATACTACATTGATACCCCAGTACTTTGCATAATCATCAATGCAATACTTAAGTTTTTGATATATTTCTTCGTGCAAATCTATTAATTCTGAATTAGTATCATTTTTAGGCCCTAAATTTTCTTGTTTATATTTAAAGTCTACGCAGTCTCTTGCCTTTTTAATTGGCGTTGAAGAGTTTGTTACTTGTGCTTCTGACCAACTATATTTTCCATTTTTTCCTAAATTTGACTCAAGAGTTTCTATATATCTGTTGGCATCATCTAAAGAAAATGTATCATGGTAGACATGCAAACCTAGTCCAAGATTTTCAACAACAATATTTTCATCTAGTTGTCTATTAGGAATTCTGTTTGATGCTGTTTCTGATCTATCTTTTGTAAACCAGTGGTTAGAGTTTTCATCGTTAATATTTGCTTCTGGCAAAGTATGATAATTCATGTTGTCCCTTTTTTCTCTATAACTAATGATACCATATTTTATGAAAAAGAAATACCCCCTTTTAGATTTTTCTTTAAGGGGGTATTATCTTTTATTACTTATTGTGAACTAAGAATCCACCAGCGATAAACCAGTCATACGGTTCAACAGAGATAGCGTAAGTTGATATTTCTGGAAGTTCTGTGTATCCTATACGGATTACCAACTCTTCTGTTATTGATCCATCAGCAAGTATTTTGATTAGCGTATCTCCAACACATATGTCGTAAGAAATTTTCATTCCAAACGTACCTTCTGCGTCTTTAATAAAGATTGGCTGTGTAAGAGAGTACGAGGCTGATCTATTATTATTAAAGAATACTACCTTGTCTTTAACAGAAAGACTAATGTTTGTAATTGTAGCCTCTACGTATCCTGCAGTTTTTGCTGTTAAGGAGTTTGAACTCCATAGCATGTATGTGTCTTCTTCGTCTGGACCCATCTCATTTAGGTCTATTGAGTAGACTGTATCTCCAATTTGAAGATCTTTAGCCTTAACTAAACCAGTTGGAGTAAGTAACTCAGTCTCTGCTTCAATACAACCAAGGTTTCCATAAAAGTTAGGAAAGAATGGGAAGTATGGTGGGAAGAAAGGTGGGAAGAATGGGAAGAATGGGAAGAATGGTGGAAAGAAAGGTGGAAAGAATGGTGGGAAAAATGGTGGAAAGAATGGGAAGAACGGAAAGAATGGTGGGAAGAATGGTGGAAAGAACGGAAAGAACGGTGGAAAGAACGGTGGGAAGAATGGTGGGGTAGTGGTAACAGAGTTAGATGCTGGAGATACTGCAGAGTTACCATTAGCATTTGTTGCATAAACAGTATAGGTCTGAGCAGTTCCGCCTTCTTGTGTAACTGCAGCAGTTATTACTGCTGATCCTACTGTTGCACCCTTGCCATCAGAAGATGCCCAAGTATATCCAGTAATTGCAGATCCACCAGTTGCTGGGGCAGACCAAGAAACGTTATCCTGATTAACCTGTGTAGTTACAGTTGGTGCTGAAGGTGTTGCTGGAACTGTTGTTGCAGTAATTGAAGCAGATGCTGCTGAAGCAGCGGATGTTCCTGCAGCATTTGTTGCTGTTACTGTAAATGTATATGCAGTATTAGATTGAAGACCAGTTACTGTAAGTGGTGAACTAGCGCCAGTTGCAGTGTATCCTCCAGGAGAAGATGTGGCTGTAAAGGATGTGGCTGCTGGAGAAAGTGCTGGTAGAGAGAAAGAAACGGTTGCTGAACCATTATTAAAGGCTCTTGCTGTTCCTACGTTTGTTGCTGTAGCACCTGTTGGTGCTAAAGGCTCTAAGAAGTCGTTAGACGCTTGAGACTTTCTACCTGCTTTTTTTCCTGCTGCCATGTTATTCTCCTAGTTTCTTATTGAATTTTGTATTACGCTGTCAAGTCGCCGTAGACAACCCATGTATTTGCTGCTCTCTTAAAGAGAGTTGCAGATGACCATTGTGCACGAAGTTTTAAGCCAGGTGTTGAGTTAACTGTTGTAGTTCCAGGTGTAACCGCTGCGATTGTTACCTGTCCTGCTCCAGTTTGAAGAATATCAATAGATGTTCCAATTGGATAATCTAATGTAGCATCTGTTGGGATTGAAAGAGTTATTCCTGCTGATGCTGAATACATTTCAATTAAATCATCTCTTTCAGTTAATGATGAAAGTGTATATGATGCTGTCTTTGCACTAATTGGTGTTAGTGAGTCTACCTTTAATCCAAGACTTGTTGTTATTGTTCCTGCAAAATCAGCGTCGTCGCCAAGTGCTGCAGCAAGTTCATTAAGAGTATTTAGTGCTGCTGGAGCACTATCAAGAACTGCAGTTACCTGAGCGGTTGCATCTGCAATAGCCTCTGTTTTAGCAGTTGAAATTGCTGTAGCCTGTGCAGTTGAAACTGGCTTATCTGCATCTGCTGTATTATCAACACTTCCAAGGCCTACATCTGTCTTTGTAATTCCTACAGGAGATGTAATTGTTTTATTTGTTAAAGTTTGTGTTCCAGTTGTTGTAACTAATACTGCAGTATCTGCAATTCCGTGAACATTTGTTGTTGCTGAATTATGTGTTGTTACATATCCAGATGCTGTAGTCTCTGCTGCAGTTTGAGCAGTTGATACATTTGCTGTAGTTGCAAGAAGTGAAGTATCTGCAATACCGTGAACTGCTGTTGTATCGGCGTTATGATCAGTTATATTTGCTGTAGTTGCTACAGTATTAGCAATATCAAACGCATCTGTATCAGCATTCCAGTCAATTCCTACACCAGCAAGAGTTGAATAGTCTCCTGTTACTGAAGCAATTTGATCTGCAACATATGACTGTGTTGCAAGTAGCGCTGTATCTGTAATTCCATGAATAGATGTTGTATCAGATGCATGAGTTGATAAGTTTGTTGCTATTGTTGTGAAAAATGCTGGATCATCATTAATTGCTGCTGCAATTTCATCCAAGGTATTTAGTGCCTCTGGGGATCCTGTAAGGAGGTCTGTTAATGCTGAGTTATTAGCAAAATATGTTAGCGCAACCCAGTTTGAAGAACCGTTACCCATTTTAAACTTGTTTGTATCTGTCTCAAAACCGATTTCGCCTGCTGCTAAAGTTGGGTTTGCTGCAGTCCATTGTGCTGCAGTACCTCTACGCTGTTGCATTCTTGTTGCCATATTTTATTTCTCCTTATGGGTGCTGCCCATTTACTATCTTATTATAACCCCTTTTTAATTGAAGTTATCTACTGCACTTCCGCCATCAAATACTACTGTCCAAGTTGATGTACTTGGACCTCCAGCATCTAAACCTGCACCCTGTGGGCTATTGAATGTTGCACCATCGTAGAACTGAGATACTATGAAACCAGTTCCATCAATTGCTGTATCGTGAATATGCTGTGGAAGATTACTTGCATCATCAATAGTTGCTTGGGTATACCAAGAACCATCATAATAAAAGTTTACTCTGTTTGTTGAAGTATCCAACCACTGTGTTCCATTAGTTGGTGAAGCAGGGGCAGTTGATCCTACAGCCATAGACCCAGTTACTGAATCTACATATGCCTTAGTTGCTGCGTGAGAGTTTTCTGTAGGAGTTCCTACTACCACTGTCCCGCCGAATGTACCGCCACTTGCTACGACTAGTCCATTCTTGACTTTAAAGTCTCTGTTCTCTGTTGCCATTTCTTACCCCCTACTTTTTATTTTTTTATGCTTCAATATATGTTTTTGAAACCTTAACGCTTGTTCCTGCTGCAGCAGCAGTTACTTGAAGAAGAACATTTCCACCGCTATAAACGGCATTTGTTGTTCCAAGTTCTACGTTGCTTACAACATTACCATATTCTGTAACATAAACGTTGTTGTTTCCATCTACTGCAACAAGCATTTCAATTACTTCAATATCATTGTCCTTTTTCATTTGGACAAAATATTTAGCAGCAGAGTATGTAGTTGCTGACCATGTATCGATTGTTGTTGCTGATGTTCCTGCTGTTGCCGTTGCAGATCCTGCGAGAGCATCTGGGAAAGCAATGCTTGTTCCAGTTGCGGCTCCAAGTTCTGGAGTTACAAGAGTTGGTGTATTAGCAAATACTAATGCGCCTGTTCCTGTCTCATCAGTTACTGCTGATGCAAGATTTGCAGAAGATGGTGTTGCAAGGAATGTTGCTACGCCAGTTCCAAGACCTGATACTCCTGTGCTTATAGCAACATTTGTAATAGTGTTATTTGCACCATCAATTGTTTTATTTGTAAGTGTTTCTGTTTTTGAGGCAGTTGACTTATCATCTAATTGAGTTTGAATTGCTGAAGTTACGCCATTTAGGTGAGCAATCTCAGTTTGATCAACTGTTCCAATTGTTATATTAGTTATAACTGCAGATGCTGCGGTAATTTCATCTACCCGTAGATCTCCATATCCTAAACCAGCCTCAGAAAAGTTTACAGTTGAAGTAGGTTTTGTTGTTGCATCTTCAAAAAGTTTAAATACTCCATCACTGGCATCACGAACAATACCTGCGTATTTTGTAGTAGAGGACTCTTTGTATTCTGCAATAAGACCCATATCGACAGCATCTGATGCATTTCCATCACCAACAAAGATGAGTGGATCTGTAACTGCTAAGTTTTCAGTTGTAAGGCTTGTTCCTGCACCACCAAATGTGATGTTACCTTGAATATTAACGTCACCTTGAATACCAACGCCACCATCTACAACAAGAGCACCAGTTGATGGTGATGTTGAAGCGGTATCAATAACAATTCTTACAGACTCATCTGGTGTAATTGTCATTTGTGTATTATCTGAAGAAAGTCCTCCAGCAGCAAAAACAATTCTGTTTTGTGCACCGTTGGCACCAGTAGCAAGAACAAGATCTCCATTACCAGTTGTACTTTCAGGGGCTTCCATAAAGATATAACCATCATTTTTGCCAGTGATTGTAAAACTTGCATCAGCAAAGTTGCTTGAAGTAATACCCATGTCAATCCAACCACCAGTGGTATCATTACCATTATCTGAGTATGCTTGGATATCAGAAGAAGAATTTACGCCATTGCCAGTGTTCTTAATTACTACTTGTGCGTAATCATCATCTGCATCCATAGAGAATACGGCCATTGGGTTTACGTAGCCGTCTGATATTCTTAATCCAGCAGACTGAGAACCAACATCAAGATCGTTTGATGAAAGTTCAAGGGATGTACCAGTTGCAGCACCAATAATTGGTGTTACAAGTGTTGGGGTATCAGCAAAAACAAGTGCTCCAGTACCAGTTTCATCAGAGATGATACCAGCAAGTTCTGATGAACTTGTTGCTGCAAGTACGTTTAACTTATCTGTTGTTACAACAAGAGTCTTTGATGATGGAATCGTTGTACTGTTAATAGATGTAGCAGTAGCAACGCCAAGATCTGGAGTTGTAAGAGTTGGGCTTGTCAATGTCTTATTTGTAAGTGTTTGAGTATTTGTTGTTCCTACTACCGCTCCAGTTGCACCGTGTGCTTCTGTTGCGCTTGTATGATTTGAAAGATTTCCTGCTACAGTTGATGCTGAACCATATGCATCATAAGTATTTTCTGTTACAGATACTGCACCTGTTGTATTATTATAGGAAAGACCAGTTCCAACATTGTTTCCAATGGCATCTTGTGCTCTTTCGTCTGTAAAGTAAAGGTTTGTACCTTCTGAAAGGTCAGTTGTTGTAGAACCTGCTACACCGTTTTCTGCAGTGATAGTAAGTCCTGATCCTGTTCCTGTAATTGTAATGTTTGTAAGATTTGCACCAGTCAAAAGATCTGCTGCTGAAGACTTAGCACGAACATCTGTAAAGTATTGTGCCGCTCCTTCTTCAATGTCGTCTGTGTCAAGAGCATTAATTGCATTTGTAGCAAAAGATTCAGCATTAGTCTGTGCTGTTGAAGCAGAACCTGCTGCATCATAGTTAACTGCAAGCCCATCTGCATAGTTTTCAGCATTTTCTTGTGCTGTCTCTGCTGAGCCTGCTGGATCGTAGTATCCGATATTTGCTGTTTGTGATGCTGAACCAAAATCAGAGATATCTGCTGCTACAAGACCAGTTACAGAAATTGTTGCTCCTGTAATGTCAATGTTATCGCCTGCAGTTAATGTATCTTGCTTTCCTGCTGCAATATCTTGAAGATCACCAATAACATCTGGATTATCATCAAGTGCTGCTGCCAACTCATTAAGAGTATTTAGAAGATCGGGTGCTCCACCTACAAGTGCTGCTACTGCTGCGTCTGCGTATGCAGTTGTTGCAATCTGAGTGCTGTTTGTTCCTGCAGTTGCTGTAGGAGCAGTAGGTGTTCCAGCCAAGTCAAGAGATGTAGCAAGTTTACCTGATGTAACTGCTGCATCAGCAATCTTTGCAGTTGTTACTGCAAGACCACCAATTTCATTAGTTCCAACTGAGTCATCGGCCATCATTGATTGTGAAATTGTGTTTGCAGGCAGTGTTACTGTTCCTGTAAATGTTGGTGAATTAAGATTCGCCTTAAGGTCTAATGCTGTCTGTGTAGCGGTTGAAACTGGCTTATTGGCATCTGAAGTATTATCAACATTTGCAAGTCCTACATCTGACTTTGTAATTCCAGTAGGTGTATTAATTACTGGAGAAGTTAAAGTCTTGTTAGTTAGTGTTTGTGTGTTGGTTGTTCCAACTACCGCACCTGTTGCGCCATGGGCTTCTGTAAGGTTTGCGTGTGTTGTTACATATCCTGAAGCAGTTGATTCTGCTGCAGACTGGGCTGATGCTGCTGCACCTGATGCATCAAATACACCTGATTTAATATTTAGTTCGCCAGAAACAACTTCCATCTGTGTTGATTCAACAGATGTGATTAGTGTTTCTCCACCAATAAGATCAATGATGTAGTTATCTGATGCTTCATTCTTCGTAAGAATGTCATTGCCTGCTACTGTTGCTGTTGATCCTTCAACAATCAGTCCTTGCTTAATCTTAAAATCTTTATTTACTGTTGCCATTTTTATATCTCCTTAGTTATGCCTTAAGTCCTATACGTGCGTAACGTACAGTGACTGGCCTTATCGCAGGATCTGGAGTGACTGTAATAGCCACGGTATTTCCAGTGCGAGAGACATTAATGGTGCCAATATTCCCATTCGTGTCGATTGTTCCATATTCGCTAACAGATACATCTGTACCGTCAACGAGAATTGTTAATTCAGTTGCGTAGAACTTGTTGTCCCCTGCTGAAGTTTTTGCTATTGAAATAATATACTTCACCATACGCCAAACTGTTGCATCAAAGTCATCAATAACAGTTGCGGTCTCAAGACCATTGATTGTAGTTTCATTGTTACCTGCTGAACCCAGATCTGTTGCTTGAGCAGTTGCAGTATCAATTAAATCAACATAGTCTGCTTGAGTAGGTCTGTCACCTGTTTGAAACAGATTCTTTACATTTGCGATTGATATCTTAGCCATGCTGTAATTATAACACCCCTTTTAATAATCTTATTAGAGAATATAGTTGCTATAGCCAATTACTTGAAGCGGAATTGCTGGGGTATTTCCCAAACCAATAGCCTGTATTTGTATTGCACTAAACTTAACCCTAAACGGTAAAACCTCTGTTATAACTGTTTTTCTTGTAAAGTCTTCTATTTGAACTTCTGGATAATCTATTGGAAAGATTCTCTCTGTTTTATTTTTTAGATTGTCAAGGATTACTGCTGTTGCCATTAATCTGTTACATCTTCAAGGATCTTCATGCTACCCTGAGCAACTGTCCAGACTCTTGTAGGATCGCTAACTTGAATATCAAAGATGTCTCCTGTCTGCAAAACATTAGATTCTTCTGCTGTAAGCCAAACTGTAAATTCTCCAACCAGGTCATCCTCATCTGCAACTGGGTAAAGTGCCATGATTGTTGTTGCGTTGTCTGTAATAATTCCAGGGGTTGAGGTAGGTCTTTTAATCTTCATGGCAATATCCCAGTCAGATCCCGCACCTTTTAGAATCAAAGGCTGCTTGGCATCGTCTGTTACATAAACCTTAAATCCAGAAGTATCTCCACGAACTACAGTCCAAATAACTGTAGGAGGTTTATTGCCTATATCATATGATGTTTGAGATCCTCTAAGAGTTGCCATAATATTATTATATCACGACAAACCGTCTCTGAGTGCTCCCCAGGTACCGTTTCCTTTTGCTTCTACTATTACAATTCCATTTGTATTATTTGCATATGCACAAATTCCGACTGCTGCTGATCCTGTGCTTGGTCTAACATTTGTTAAACCTCCAGATTCTCCAACATACAAAACCTGTCCTGCAACAAAACTTGAAGTATTTAAACCTTCCATAACTCCAGCAACAACTACTACTCCATCAAATCCGTTTGCTGTAGTGTTTTTTAATAATCCTAATATTGGAGACGATGTAGATGGGAGTGCTTTTGCTATTGTGGTTTTTGTTGAATACCCTGTTGCATATACTGGCACTCCAGCACTTATTGAAGCCCCGCTATTATTTTTTACATTAATCTGAAAATATGATACGCCATATGCTGGTAGAATTGCATCAAGAGATTCTGCTAATTTCTTGAAATCTCCGTGTACATTTACTGGTGATGTTTCCAGGGGATATTTAACTCCCGTTGCAGAAAAGTCATATGTAGTCATAATAAAATAATTATACACCCAAATTTGACTTTTAGCCGAAAATCATGTTATACTTGTCAGTAGACACCTATCAGGGTGTTATTGTTTTCTAAGGAGGAAACTATGATTAAATTTATCGAAAGAAACAAAGAGATCATTAGCACACTCAGTATCGTGGCACTTATCAGTGTATTTTCTAATGCTGCTAATGCTGCTCCAGAAATAAGTACGAAAAATAACCTTAGCCTGAAACAGGCTCAAACAGTAGAAATCGCCTCGAAAGAGGTTTTTTTGGTTTCTAAGGCTAAAAAGTTGGAGAGTTTTGAAAATAAAGTTTCTCTGACTGATTTAGAACTAAAGGAACTTCTGTCCTTAGTAGGCTTCAAGGGTAAAGACCTTGTAGTCGCTTGGGCAGTTGCTAAAAAGGAGTCTAATGGGCGACCACTGGCTTTTAATGGTAATCATAAGACTGGTGACTCGTCTTATGGAATGTTCCAAATTAATATGATTGATTCCCTTGGTCCTGATCGTAGAACAAAATTTGATCTTGACTCTAACGCTGACCTTTTCAATCCCGTCAAGAATGCAGAGATTGCATACTATATGAGTAACGGTGGAGACGACTGGTCTTCATGGAAGGGCATCACTCCAAGGACTAAAACTTGGATGGCTAAATTTCCTAAATAATATATAAAATTAGGACCCCTCTTAGGAGGGGTTCTTTTTTGTTTCCTGAAGTATCCAGTTATAAGTTTTTTTAATTCCATCTTTAAGAGACATAGAATAATCCCATCCTAACTTTTCTCTGACCAGGTCGTTATTAGAATTTCTGCCTCTAACTCCTAAAGGTCCAGGAATGTGCATCTTGCTTAAAACCTTGCCCTCAATACTGCAAGCAATGTCTACTAACTGATTAATAGTAACCATTTCCTCAGACCCAATATTAACAGGTCCAGAAAAGTCGGATTTCATAAGCCTTCTTGTTGCCTCTATGCATTCATCTATATATAGGAATGATCGGGTTTGTTCTCCATCCCCCCAAATTTCTATAAAGCCATCTGCTTGTATAACTTTTCGACACATTGCAGCAGGAGCCTTTTCTTTTCCACCATCCCAAGTTCCTTCTGGTCCATAAATATTATGATATCTGGCAATGGCTACTGGGATCTTGTTGTTTCTATTAAACGCTAAAAACATTCTTTCACTAAATAGTTTTTCCCAGCCATACTCGCTGTCAGGATCTGCAGGGTATGCATCAGACTCCTTAAGTCCAGGATTACTAACATCTAACTGCTTGTAATCAGGATACATACAAGCAGAACTTGAATAGAATATCTTGGTTTTGTTAATATCATATTTTGCGTTTAGTCTTGATTGAGCCCTAAGTAAATTAAGGTTTATAAGTGCAGAGTTTTCCATAATCTGAGAATCATTTTCTCCAGTAAAAATATATCCAGCACCACCCATGTCTGCTGCAAACTGATATATTTCATCAAATGTTGTTATTAATTTGTATGGTATTTCTGAATAAAAATTACCAAAATGCCCCTTAAACTGAATTGCTTTTTCAACATTTTCATAGACAGATAGATCTCTTTCAATAAACTCATCTGCCTGAGTTTCAGAAAAATCTGGATGTTTTAAATCAACGCCTCTGACCCAGTATCCTTCTGACTTTAAACGCTTTACCATATGGCTTCCTATAAAACCACCTGCTCCTAAAACTAATGCTGTTTTCATCGTATCCTTATCTTTCTTGGTGTATCGGAATACATCCAATGGTTTTCATTACCTTCTGTAAATTCTAAATTAATTTCTTCTGTAAGTCCATTACGACCATATATTAGTTGTTTATCAATTATTGGAGAATAAACATTGGCTGTTGGAGATAGCAATCCTGCCCAAAAAGAAAAACTACTATTTCCTCTAAATATTGTTCTGGCAAAATACATTTTTAACCAATCATCAAGAAAATCAAAGATTATATTTTTGTCAAACTGAGCACCTTCTGGATAAGACCATGGTAGAAAAACCATATCTGGTCTATCTGGATGCCATTTTTTTGTGTGATCATCCGATATCCATTCAATATTATTTTTGTCATAACCAAATTTTTCAAAAGCAGAAAAATAAGAATCTTTTGAGACTACGGAATATCCTTGATCATTATTTAAATTGTAGTTAGCGTCCGCAATGTCTCCTCTACGAAGATGAGCAACATCATAAGTTCCTGCTTTTGATTCCCAATACTTATAAGTATTAGACTCTTTTACTAAATCACTTAATTCAAAAATATGTTTTATGTATGATAGTTCCATTTGATCAAATATAGATTCTTGATATGCATTAGTGTCATTTGTTATTATTGTACAGTTATTGTTTTTGTATGGGTCTGCTGGTTGCCAATTCCCATTCCAATATATAGATCCTGGATAATATTTTAATGTTTCATTCTCTCTTTCCTGTCTTGGTCTCCAGCCATCTTTTAAATATTCTCGTAACTCTGCAAACTCTATTAAAGGTTCCGTTGCATTTTTAAACATTACAGAGCCTTCCCATTTTGATAAAAGTTCAACATCCATATTGTTTTTATGTGCATATGTTTTAGCAAATGCATACTCGTGCATTCTATTTCCAAATCGGCCTGTCCAAGCATTTATAATTACTTTGTTTTTTAACATTTTGATTCTGGCCACTCTCTCCACCACATTTTTTGATCATTTGGTCTGGGATAATCATTCCAAGAGTATGGTTGTCCTTTTGCTTGCTGTGGGCTATCAAAAAAATCCCAGGTTTCAATACCTTTTTGATTCCTGTTTCTGTGAATGTATGATGTATAGGTGGTACCAGATTTTCCTACAAAATTTACTGAGTCATGCAAGACCAAGTTACAAATAAGACCAAAGACTACTTCATCTTGAAACGGTAGAGACATAAAGTCATCTCTAAAATTATTAACTATATATTCATCTAATAAAATGAATCTATGCTTATTTTTATTTACCAATGGGTGACTTGGTTCGTCTGTAGACAAAACAATAGGAAGGCCATTGCTTTCATATTTAGTTATCCAGTCATTTACTATTTCCTCTTTGTGATAATCTACACTTACAGCATGATCTGATAATCTTAAATGCATTCCTTGAAAACTACCAAGAGATGCTGATATTTTTTTAGCCAAGTCTCTATAAACTTTCTTAGGCCTAACTGAAGATATTGCTTTGTTTAACTCAGGACTTCTGTTATAAAAAAATCTTGAGTAAACTCCTAGGGTGCCTTTTAAATGTATGCTTTTGTCAAAAGTAAGCCTTTCTCTGCCTTCTGCAAACAATAATTCATCATCTGTTACTTCTAACTCTTTACTATAATAATACTTTGTTGCTAACTCATCTATAACAAACTCTTCTTGTTTAAATGAGTTTATTTTTTCATTAACAATGACTAGGTCTGTATCAATATCAAACAAGTCTAAAAGATGAGGGTTGTTTTTAAAAGAACGATCTGTAAAATTATTTCTTTGATCATTAAAGTGTATGCTTGGAGTAGAGATATATATATTTCTGTTTGGGTCATGACAAAAAAAATGAACAATTGTTGGTTGCTTGGTTTCGTGAGCAATACCTACTGCTAGTTCTAAACTTAAAACTTGATTAAACAATCCAGCATTCCAAAGTTGAAAGAATATAGGCTTCATTTTATATTATCCTCCCATTGATCTTCTGTTATTTCTTTTCTAATGACTTGCAAATAGTTTGGTCCTTTAGTAAAATACCAATGATCTGGCTCTGCAAAATGAAAGAATGTCATAGCAACATGTTGTAATCCTGGATTAGGAAATTTTTCACGCCAATGTAATTGATCATTTCCATAGTAGGCCAGTGCTTGATTTGGATAAAGTGTATACTTTTTATTTTCTACCCATAAATCCCACGGCTCAGTCTGATAAACACACATGTCAAGTGTATAGGTGCAAGCATTGTCGTCTTTGTGCTTGTAAAGACTTGGAGCAGGATCTTTTCCTTCATAATGTGCAAATAATGTATACGTAGGAAGTAGTGTGTGACTTCCAAATGCCTCTCTTGCAACAGGTATAAGTTTTTCTGCTATTTCTTGTAATATTGGAAGGTTGTTGTCTGACACCACATATCTTGAAAATCCTTCTTGATATTCAAAATTTTTTGGATTTAAAACAGCATTAATAAAACTTTCATAGTCTTTTGTATTTAAAACATTATCAACCAATAATGGATCTTTCATTTTAACCAACTGACTACAGCGTACCTTTCGCCTTCAATAACTGGAGACACAGAATGATTATAAACATATGTTGAAGGAAATATTATCATTTGATTAGCCTTTGGCTTAAAGGTAATATTAAAGCGGGGAAAGTTAATTTCTCCACCAGTATAATTATCATTTAAATAATATACAGTAGAAACTCTTCTATGATATGAAGGGTGATCATCTATATGGTTAGTAAATTGCTGACCTTCTCCATACTTTAAAATACCATAAGAATCATGCCACTCTGAAAATATTCCATATGTTGCCATGTAGTCTTTTTCTATTGGATCAAAATTTTCAAAAAACATATTATTTAAATTAGTAAAAAATAATTCTTTAACATTATTAACTAGTGAGACATCTTTAACATTACCTAAATAATTAACACCTATTGTACTTGTATCTCTTGTTTTAGTATTTACTTTTGCATCAGAATATTCTTTGACTCCTGCTGCTGCCCAACTAATTTTTGCTGAAAAAGCACCTTCTTCAATATCAGCATATAGTGTTTCACTGTCAGGAATTACATTACTATATACAACTATTCCTGGCGCTATTTCTTCTTTTATCATTGTCTACCATTTTCCAATGGGGCATATTGCTTTTTCAAGTTGTGTCTTAACCTTCATAAAGCACCCACATTGTTTACATTGTGAAGTTAATTTTATTAATTCTGGGCAAGCCTTGCAAATGTCAAACCTTGTTTTTGCATCTTCATCAGACACACGTTTTGTATTGGGGTTTAACATATCTAATGGAGTTACTCCATTTTTTTCTTTATATAATTCCCATCTACTTTTTGCAACCACAACGGGTTCCTTCGCACTGGTAACCATCTTCTTTCATATTGTAACTGGTCCAGTCCGATAGACTATCATTACTTCTTCCATCTAGTACATAAAATTCATTATCTATAAATTTAGCAGGCTCGCCAGTAGCATATCCTCTTTTATGATTTACTAGGTTTATAACTTTGGGATTGCTTAATATTATTGAACCAAAATACTCTGATGTATGCAAGGTTTCAAGTTCTACTTCATTATTCATAAACTTAATTGTTATACCGTCATTTTCTGGAAAATTATCAGATATGTCTGTGGCATCGGTAAAATCTAAAAATAGATCTGCTCCAAGTTTGCTCGCAGGAATTGTATATAATACATCTTCTTCAATTACAAAGGCTAAGGGTGCGCCACCTGGCTCACTAGTACCTGGGTTAAAAGTTATTTCTATATCTGTAATCATTTTATCTCCTCTGTATATATTCTATCATGATTTGGCAAAACTTTCTACTTTTTTAATTAACATGGTCCCTTGCTTCCAAAAGCAGAACAAGCGTTTATAAAACTACACCCAGGAACTCCCATTGAAACATCAGCGCCAGAGCATTGATATGTTGTAGGTGCAACTGGCGTTGGTGTCGGGGTAGGCGTTGGTGTAGGTGTTGGGGTAGGCGTTGGTGTAGGTGTTGGGGTAGGCGTTGGTGTAGGTGCTGGGGCAAAGTATGGTGGGAAGAAAGGTGGGAAGAACGGAGGGAAGAACGGAGGAGGTGCCGTTGCTGTAATTGTACCAGAAGAAACTTGGCTAGATGTTCCTGTACTATTTGTTGCAGTAGCAAAGGCTCTGTATATAGGGGCTTGTCCAACAATTGCTTCTATGGTTGCTGTAACAGAAGCAGATCCTGCTGAAGAAGCAACAAGTTCGCTTGTTGGACCAGGGGCACTTCCAGTTCTAGAAACTGTAATAAATACGTTGTAAGACGTTGGTGTGTTTGCCCAACCAGATGTACTTGCTGTGATAGTACTTCCTACTACGCTATCTCCAGTCAAAGAAACAGATCCGCCTGATGGAGCAGGAGGAGGAACAAAGCAACCTGCTTGGCTTCCTTGTACAGAACAAGAAACTCCAGACTGAGTACATCCAGAAACTCCGTTAGAAACATCTGAAGCAGAACATATTCCACCATCATACGCTGGTGTTGGTGTAGGGGTCGGTGTTGGTGTAGGTGTTGGTGTTGGAGTAGGTGTTGGAGTAGGTGTTGGTGTTGGTGTTGGGG